CAGAGAAAGCACTCATTAGTGCCACGATTAATCTTTTTGATTTAAATGCTTTTGTTAGATAAACGTATATGTCGTTGAATAGGTTATGTTCCTTAATCATTCCGACACTAAGCATAATGAAAGCAATATACAATAGGTATATCTGGTTCGAGATAATATAATCAATCATTGTTTATTTTTGCCATCCTTTTATAACATCACTACTAAAGTTTGCCCGAGAGAACTCAAGACGGTTTACCAGTTTCACAGCATCACCTGCTCGACTGATTGCAACGTAACCCTCTGGTGCTGTCACTTCATAACCAGAGGTCGTTTTGAGCAAAGTATCAATCGTTGATGCCTGATCCATCTTGGCAACGATTCTTTCCTTTGCATCAATTATATAGTTCATCAGAGTGAACATGTTTTCGAGACCACGTTTGTTCTTCATGAAGAATTGTAACTGCTCCTTCTTCAATGCAGTTTTTGCTTCCTTTGACTTCGCAGTCTTAACCTTATCGATTTCTTTATCCCACCACTGACTAACATATATCGTCAAATCGTTAACATGTGTGCGTGGGTTTGCGATTCGTTCACCAGACCTAACCTTCGTGTTGAAGTGTGCCTTGACTCTCATCTGTATTGCGTCATCAGAAGAAAGTGTCTTTAGCATTTTAGCATCGACCTTACGGAACATCTTACCTGCATTCGATAGGATGCTTGAGATCTGTTTAGTCTCATCGGCAGTCATCGTTGCTTTACCTGATACGTCTTTGAATGTTGCGTCTGAATGCCATACGTTCTTAGACTTCTTTAGTCCAGCAGAGATTGCTTTACCGAAAGATGCTTTCATGCTCTCAAAGGTATCACCCTCGTATGTTGTATGCCATACAATACCAATCTTAGATTTTGCTATTGTCTTTCCCAGATCGGACTTGGTAGGCACAGCGTATACGATGGTGTTTGGGTGGAAGGTGAGGACAGACTCACCGTTGATTCGTTCCTTGGTGACTGTATCGTTGGAGTAGAGAAAGTCTCCTTGATATACCCCAGATTTAATCCCCAGTTCTGGCAGATGCTTGAGTGCCAGTTTAAACTTAGTATTAAGATCCCCTGAAATATCTCCATCTATCTCTGCCTCCGTTTTATAGATCTTAGGGTTCTTGTTAAAGATTCCCTTTTTTGCGATAAAAAACTGCCCATCAGATGGGTCGATTCCTGCAAAAATCGCAGGAGCACCATCCCACTTAACAGTAGCATCAATAGGAGAAGCAGTATCACCTGATAGCATGTCTCGTAGACTGCGTAAAAAATTGATCGCATTCCTTGCTCCATTCACACCATTGTTGATAACCTCGTCTTCAAGGTGTTCCATGTGAGTGTTCTTTTGTTCTGTTAAGTAGTTCGTAAATTTTAACATCACTTCACCTTTAAGTGGACTGCAGATTCTGCAGACTCGGATTTAGCATACCTTAACATAGCATTGATAAACGCTGACTCTTTCCCCTTCACGTTATTGAACACGAGTGTTGCCAAATACTTTGACACACTCCAGTTATCATCTTTGGTTTTTAAGTTAATTTTGAACGTATCGAAATCGTCTTTTTGTCCTGCCTTTTGATACTCACCAAAGAATGCATTGACAAATTCATCATACCTGTTTCGATACATATCAATGATGTCTTTCTGGACTGGCAATGCTGTTGCTCCAACTTGCGTCATCATCATACCCATCATTGATTTTGGACCATCGCCTCCAGACACTTTACCGTGCTTGGCAGTTTTACCGATGATCTCGCATTGGAATGTGGGGAAGGTTCTGAATTGTACTTCGCCCCCATCGTAAAAGATGTACCCATCCTTTGACTTCCAAAAATCTCGTTTGCCGAACGACACACTCTTAAACTTTGCTGGTTTATATGGTTTCTTATAATTCACTTGGACTAGTCTAGCACGTCCCTCAACCTTTTTCAAGGATATTCCCATAATATCTCTTTCGGCATATGCCTTACGCAATTCGTTGTTTAGGTATTGAAGAGACCTTGCGTTCTTCCAGTCATACATTGTATCAGTCACCCCTTCAGCAACGATCCATATATCTGCTGGTGACCATTTATTGATATTATTGAATTTCTTTTCTGCCCTATTGAGCACCTTGAACATTTCTTCCATCTCGGACTGAATGCCCATACCACGATACCATGTGTAGTTCTTTTTCTTCAGACCACGATACAGGAGTTTCGCTGACTTCTGTGAAGAGTCAACCCAGTCCTCAGGCATGTTTAAGATATCTTTGAGTGGAGCATTGACTTGACACTTCTGATATGCAGCAGTGATTTCTTCTTGATTGAAGTCGGTGGTAGGATTATCCCAAATGCATTGAGCATAGACGCATTGTGCTGATTCGGTAGTTGTAGTGTTATCAGATCCAGCACCTGATCCACTAGTGCCACCACCAAACTCTTTGGTCTTTTGTAGTTTCGTAAAAGAGAGTTCTTGCCCATCTGTTGTGGCAAATTTATATCCACGTGGTGCACCACCCTTTTTGACGTACTTCTCTAAGTCGTCATTAGGATATTGTAGGGTGACCATTTTACCATCAACAGTCTCGAATGGCAATCCTTGTTTTAACTTCTTGAGGAATAGTTCTATCCTCCAGTCGTACTTTTGGATCTCGCCTGATCCAAGGTTTCCCTCAGATAAAAAAGAACTAAATTTAAGCATTGGATATCCTGTAGCAAATTAATTTTACCGACTATTTATATTGCGTAGGATTACATACCCCAATCGAAACCCTAGATAAAGACAAAGACCTCCAACAAGAAAGACTCCCTCTGGATTATCCCATTCAAAGAATAGCAACCCACAAAGTATTGCCATTGTGTACGCAAATGAATTTATATCATCTGGGTCATAACGATCGTAATGGGGATCTTTCCAGAAACTCAACCTAACAATGCCCTTAACAGTCCAGCACCTAGTACAAATACAAGCACTGAATTAAGGACAGTCAAAGCACGGTCTTTCCATTGAAGACCAACCCATAACCATAGTAAAGTTCCAACGAGAGAAAACCACTGGTCATATATGCGTGGCACTTCCTCAACAGATCTGCACATGACTGCTACGATAATAACTATCGTTGCAATCCACTTGATCCACCAAGTAAGTCCTTTTGTTTTTATCAGTGTAATTTCTTCGTCAAACGATTTCATCTAATTAAGTCTCCGACTATCCATCCTATAAGAAAGGCAAATCCCATAGTGATAGTATAGCACCATCCAAATATTTGGACAAACGTATCTTTCTTTTTCTTCTTCCTTATAACTGGTATCTGATATGGATTATCTGGGAACAGTTCACTCAAAGTATTTGTCCTATGTCGATTATCAATTCGAGTGTATGCAAGACAATTTCAATAACCAATAATGCGATAATTAGTTTCATCAATTGACTATCATATTCTCGATAGGGTCATCTTCTTCTTCCCACTTGGTCATCACTTCTGCGATAATCCTTGCTTGTTCATGATGCCACAACTCCCAAAAGTCGTCACGCAACTCTGATCGTTTTTCCCATACAGCATCTTCATTGCTTTCATCCAGTTCATACTTTTTGATAAGTTGTTCGTCCTCAAGTTCCATATCAGAACCTAGCAATTGTTCATAATGCTCACTAGCAAAATGCTCACAGTCTAGGTCATCATTCTCACCATTGTAATACCATATACCTACAAAGTTCGGCATCTCATCTTCATACGACATAGTGAGTTGTACGTTCGGATCGATTGCCTTTAGATTCTCTACAAGTTTTTCAAACAACGAATCAGGAGAGTCCCATGCAGTGGTCATACTCAGTTCTTCATCATAGACATCTTCAACAGTAATCCACTTTGAACCAACTCGATCAATGAACCATTGCCAGTGTTCATCTTCATTCTCTGGACGTTTTTCTTGGTACAAAAACTCCAGCATTAGAAAGTTATCGTTTTCCTCTGCAGAGTTATTTACATGAATTGTAAATTCTTTAAAATATGCTTTCGCTTCATCATTTGCCTGATGCAATTGCCAATACGAATATACGTGGTTTGCCATTTACTTCTCCTATAAGGGTGGGGAAGGGGATCCGCAGATCCCCCTCAGTATGACCGTTGTGTGTGTTGATGAGAGAGAGGTGGTCATACTGCCCCTAACTGTTAAGCACTCTCTTGCCATTCTTTAAACTCCTCCAAAAGAACTTCCTGCATACGATATGCCTGACGTTCCCAAGGTTGCTTACTGTAAGCAGTACCAGTGTACTCCTTACCTTTCCAGAATTGACGAAACCCAGTCTTTTCTTTTAGTACACCAACAGCATACTGCCACACATGAACCATCTCATGAGCGACACATGTGATCAGGTCGTCACCTTCTAAACTTTTTTGGATTTCAATCTCAAACGATCTAGGATCTAAACAACAACAAAACCCTTCAGCATCCTCAATCTTCTTGAGGTTGACATTGATATCTAGAGTCCTCATACGAGGCATTAATCGGTTAATACAAAAGTATACCACGTCTTCAACGAGTTCTCTCTTTTTCTTAGTCGCACCGTTTACTTCAATATAATTCATAGGGTCTCTCTCTCAATTTCTATATCCATTATACTACACTCTCTGGGAATGTCAAGCATTAATTTACAGTTTTAGTCCAGAAAAATCCTTTCGACCCATCTTTTTTGTCGCCCATCTCATGGTATCTTCCTCGTGCATACGCTGTCCCATGTCAGATCGGTCAAACAAAGGTTTGTCATCGTCCATTCCAGAGTCTGCTAGATCCTGTGCCTCTTGCTCGACATCGTATAGTCGCATCTTCGCTCGGTCAACACCGACCACAAACCTCTTGTAAGTGTTTGGGTCACCGTAACGGTTCTTGAGTTGCTTCACCATAATCTGTGATAGATCCTCAAGTTCCTCAGTACTGATTAGAGCAAACATGAAGTCAGCAGTAGCAGGTAGACCAAAGGACTCTGATGTATCCTCCAGACCAACATCACTGTTACTGTAACCTGATCGAGTCGTTTGTGTAGCACTAACAATAGGCACATTAAACTCTACTGCAAGTCCACGCAACTCTTCAGCGATTGCTTTGATTAGTGTATACGAATTTACCTGTGCACCTGCACGAATGCGAGCAGAGATACAAATGTTCAAATAGTCAATATAGATGATGTCAGGGACAAACGACTTCTTGAGTCGTAGTTCGTTGAGTAGATGTCGGAAGTGACCAGACCCTGCACTGGCAGTTGGATACTCCTTGACAATAAGTTTGCCTGATGTCTTACCCTTAACCCTAGCAACCTTTTTATCGTAGATTGGTTTACCCAAGTCCTTGAGGTCATCAAGTGTCACGTTCAATAGGTTGGCATCAATACGTTCAGCAATCTTTTCCTCTGCCATTTCCATAGTGATATACAAGACGTTCTTACCGTCCAGTAGATTAGCAGAAGCAAAGTGACACATAGCAAGAGACTTACCAACACCAGTTCCTGCTAGGATAATGTTCAGTGATTTGTTGGGCAGTCCACCCTTAGTAACTTTGTTTAGATACTCAATGTCAAAGGGGATCTTCTCTTCAACACGATGATAGAATTCGTATCGCTCATCGGTATCTTCAAGGAAGTCGTGACCAATATTGGGGTCAAAAGATATTGCTAACGCATCAGTGAGGATGGTTGGGATAGCACCCTTATCGTCTTTTGACTTACCATCAATGATACTGATAGACGACATGATAGCATTGTATAGTGCTTTCTCCTGACAGAACTTCTCAGTGGTCTCAATCAACCACTCCTTGTCAACTTGTTCAGCATCAAGTTCTCCAATCAGTTTAGAGCATGCACTGAAGTCATCGTCATTCAGGTTATTTGCTTGATCCAGTTCAATGGTCAACGCTTCCTTACTAGGAAGGTTATTATACTTGTGGATGAATTTATCGATCTCAGTATAGACTCTTTTTTCGATCCTATCAGAGAAGTATTCATCCTTTAGGTATGGAAGTGTTCTGCGTGCATAGTCTTCATCATTGACTAGGTGCTTCAGTATCGCCAGTTCCACTCTGTGATTCATGTTTTAACCTCTCTTCGATGCTCTCATTTAAAAGTTCTACTAGAATATCACCCATTATATCTATACTTTCCTTTGCAGTCAAGTCTTTATCTTCTGGGTTTTCGACTGTGATAGTATTAAATTTTAACTCAAGGGCATCATCTATTTCATTGGCAGAGATAGTATCATACTGATACTTTACACCACTTAGAGAACCATCAAGAATACTAACTACCCAGTGTTCATCATGAAAACCAGTATCTTGTTCAATTAATTCATACTTCGGTGTCGTCATTTTCTTCCTCTACTTCAGGATCATTTCCATACTCGAACTCTTTCTTTGCTGCAACTTCAAGTTGTGCCATGAGTGGAGCAAAGTATTTTTCAGGGTCATCGTTGATATTCTTACCAAACACCTTCGTGCCATCTGGCAACTCATAACGAGTCGATACCTTTTTGATGATGTCGTATTTTTCTGCTAGATCTAGAAGTCCATAATATCGATCAAGTCCTTTATCATAGGACAACTTCACTTCAACCCTTTTGTTCTCCTTGGTAAAGCGAGACTTATGCATAGTGACTTTAATGATGTTACCCACCACATCAGTACCATCCTTGTCTTTCTTCTTGGAGAGCATAGCAATAGAAGATGCTGCATATTTCAGACCAGAACCACCACTGATTTCTTTTGTAGGAACATATGCACCTACAACGTCATACACGTGATTGGTAACTAGTAATGGAACATTTGCCTTTGCCAGTTTAAGAGATAGGACACGGAATGTGCCACGCAACAATTGTGCTTTGGTCATATCACGTGCTTGCTTACCTGACTCGACATCTTCAAGTTCTTTCACTGAAGACAGCATACCCAAAGAATCAAGAACCATCATCATAGGTGGTTTATCATCGCCATCATTATATGCGTCTAGCATCCGTACTGCGTTTGTACGAAACTCCTCAATAGACTGTGGTTCAGAAATGATAACTCGTTTGGTATCGATACCACGAGTCTGCATCATATTCTTTGTCACTGCTGCTTCTGTGTCAAAGTAGATAACCCCACCATCAGGATTATCCTTTAGGAATTGTTGGATAACACCTAGTACAAAGAAAGTCTTACCAGTAGCAGACTCTCCTGCGAATGCTGTGATCTTATTATTAGGGACACCACCATATAGTGAACCTGAGATTGCTGCATTCAAAATATATGAACCAGTGTCAACAGTGCCAGAGAACTCTGACGAATTGACACCTTCATCAAGAAGGGAAGTGTTATCTATCCCCTTCGTAACATTGTGTAGAAAATTCATGAATTATATACCTCATCCAATTTATCCCGAAATTGTTCGATCTTTGCCATGCGTGTTTTACCTTCCCAGTAAATATAATCTTTCTCGGGATTAGCAGAAAGATTATTCAGCAATGGCATAATCATATTGTAGAGTTTATCGCACTTTGCCTGCATAGTCAAGGCATTAGTTGATGTTTCTTCAACTTGTGCCTGTGCTTCTTGAACAACTTTGAGTTCACTTTCTGTGACTGCCGTGAACCCAAAATCAAAATCGAAATCGGACATAATTACCTCCTACTCTGATTCAATCTTTATCGTAATTGGTTTTTGCTCTTCCATAGATTCTATTGCATCTGAAAAGAACTGTTTTTGATTGTCGGTCATATAATCATACATCCCAGAAACCTGTTGTATGGTATGCTCAATTATCAATTTTTTGTTATCATCGTCAGTATGCCATCCTTCAGACATTCTATCAGACAAATATTGCAACCTATTACTCATTGCAAGATACGACAAATCAGTATGCTGTGAAAAGTCG